TCTATGTCATCCGGGAATTGTAGGTACTATATATAACACTAATGATAATGTATCAGTTTCATTGTTTGATAGAATGAAGCCATACCAGTATATGTATAATATACTAATGTATAATGTTGAATTAGCTATTGCTACCAATTGGGGAAAAATAATGAAACTAGATGTTTCTCAAATACCTGATGATTGGGAAGTAGATAAGTGGATTAGTTATGCTAAAGTATTAAAGATAGCTCCTATTGATCCTTTTAAGGAAGGTAAGAAAGGTGCAGCTATTGGTAAACTTGCTGGTAATATGCAATCTAGTGCATCTAATCCTGTTATAGATATGTCTGATGGTGGAATTATACAGTTGTATATCTCTATGATGGAACATATCAAACAAGAAGTTGGAGAGATAGTTGGTATAACTAAAGCTAGAGAAGGTCAAATATCTGCTAGTTCTACTTCAGGTAATGTACAAAGAGAGGTTATACAATCATCTCATCAAACAGAATATTGGTTTGCTGAACATGCTGATGTTAAGAAAAGGGTATTAGCTACTGGATTAGAGACTGCTAAATTAGCTTGGGCTGACTCTGGGAATAGAAAGTTACAGTTTGTTTCAGATGATATGATCACTACAATGATCAATATAGAGTCTGAAGATTTAAGAAGTATTGATTTTGATTTACATATTAGTAACTCTAGAGATGATCAAGAGCTTATGGAGAATATGAAGACTCTAGCTCATGCAATGATTCAGAATGATAAGATGAATATGACTACTCTAATAGATATATTCACATCTGATGCTGTATCATCTGTTAGAAGAAAGATAGAGAAATCAGAAACTGATTCACTTAAGAGAGCTCAAGATGCTCAGGATCAAGCTGAGAGAATAAATAATGCTACATTACAAGCTGAAGCTAAAGAGAAAGAGTTAGAAAGAGAGCATGAGATGGCATTAGAAGATAAGAAAACTAGTGGAGCTATTACTCTAGAGAGTCTTAAAGCACAACTTAAAGGTGTTGAGAGAGGGCTTGACTTAGACCATGATGGTGTAAGAGATGAGGTAGAGATAGAGAAAGCTAACATAAATAATAATGCTGCTGCAATAGAAAGTGAGAAACAGAGAACTCATGACTCATCAGAAGCAGATAAAGATAGAAATAATAAAAAAGAGTTGGAGAGACTCAAGAATAAAAATAAATCAAAAGTATAAATTAGCTATAGGATACTCCATAAAAATGGAAGATAGGTATAGTGAAGTTTGGTTTTATTAATATTAATTACGTAAAATTGTAAACAATGGAGAAAGAAGGAGAAGAACTATTCAATGATGTTAATTTTGACATTAATCAGGATACTGATCAGGGAATAGAAGAGAGTGAACTTGCCAATGAGGAAGTAGCTGCAGAAGCTAAACCTGATTCTAACGAGGATGATGATGGCAAGATTGAAAATAATGATGATAATAACGATGATAATACAGAAGCTAAACCTGAAGAAGGTATAGAAGCCTCTGAATTTGAACAAGAAGATAGTGCTCCTGAACCAGGAGCTGAAGATAATACTTCAGTCGATGACGACACCTCAGCAGATAATTCTTCTTCTCCGTTGCAATTACTAACAACAACTCTCCAAGCTGAGGGTGTCATTGACATCCCTGATGGAGAAAAGATAGAGTCTAGTAAGCAAATTTTAGATGCGGTAAGAAGAAAGATTGAGGAGAATGAGTTCGCTGATTTAAATGATACGCAGAAAGATTATGTAAAAGCTTTAAGAGCTGGTATTCCAGAAGAAGAAGTTAAGCAAAATCTTAATAACATTAAAGCCCTAGAGGGAATCAATGATGCTGGTATTGAAGCTGATGAGAATCTAAGAAGAATCTTAATCACTGAAAACTTAATAGCAGATGGGTTATCTCCAGAGAAAGCAGCTAGATCTGTACAACGTATAGTTGAAGCTGGTGATGATGTAGAAGAAGCAAAGGATGCTCATAGGTCTTTAAAAGAGACTGAAGGAGTTAGAATCCAAAACGAAACTAAAAGATTAGAAGCTGAAAAGAAAGAAGAGAATGAAAAAACTTCAGAAAGATTAGCTGCCCTTAAGACAACTGTATTAGAGAAAGAGGAATTTATTCCTGGACACAAACCTAATTCAGCAACAAAGGAAAAGATTTATTCTAATATGACTAAAGTAGTGGGTCACGATAAGAAAGGTAATCCACTTAACGCATTAAATGCAGCTCGTCATAAAGACCCTGAAGCTATGGAGATGTTAGAAAACTACCTCTTCACAGTAACAAAAGGTTTTACTGACTGGTCAAGTTTTAAGAATAAAGTAAAGTCTAATGCAATTAAAGACCTAGACAATAAACTAAGGAATACTCAATCTGGAGGAGGAGCTTCTAGATCAGTATCTAAGGAAAGTAAGACAGGTTTAGCAGGAGCATTAGCAAATTTAGATATAAAATAAAAATTACAAACTCAATAAATTAAATAAAAAATGGCAAAAATAAGTCCTTTACAAATGACAGATGCTACCTCTTGGAAGGGGTTGACAACTGAAAATCACTTGGGAGCTATCTGGCAGATGGATTTGCAAAAAGCAAATGATATTGTAACTAAAGTTCAACAACACTATTTTGGTAACGATATTGACTCAATGTTAAATAGATTCGAAACAAAAGAATTTGAAGATGATACTGATTACACTTGGGATCTTGATTCACAAGTAATTGATAACGTACCTGTAATAGAGGTAAGAATTGATGGAACAGCAGTAGTTGGATCTGATAAAGCAGGATTAGGAAACACTCAATTTGAGATGGTATTCCCTAAAGACTGGTTCTCTGATGGATTAGTAATAGTTGGTGAGCAAAATGAGCTTTACCCAATTATGGTTTTATCAACTAGATCAGAATCTACTAATACAGTTTATAACTGTGAGTTAATGGGTAACTCCTCTACTGATTTCATCCCTTACGATGAGATTTCAGGAGGTCAAAAGTTCTCAGGTGAATATGCTCCAGTAGAAAGAGATCGTTCTGAAAGAGGTCGTAAGATTACTTTCAAGTCTCACATGTCTATGAGAAATGCATTTTCTCAAATTAGAATTGAAAAGTCTACTCCAGGTAACTTATCAGGAAAAAAGATGGGAACATACATCTTAGGACCAAAAGGTGAAAAATTCAAAATCTGGCAACAGTATGAATCTTTCATGTTTGATCACGAATTTAGAAAAGATATTAACAGATTGTTACATTTTGGTGTTTCTAACAGAACAGCTAATGGTGACTACATCCAAAAAGGAAAGTCTGGAAACATCATCTCTATGGGATCAGGTTTAAGAGAGCAGTGTGAAGCTTCTAATACAAGTTTCTATACTAACTTTGACATCAAATCTTTATCTAGTAGACTTTTAGATTTATCTGAAGGTAAATTAGGATATGATGAAAGAAGTTTCTTAGCTTCTTGTGGTGAACGTGGTGCTTACCAATTTCACGAATCTTTAGAAGATCATGCTCAATTGTTTACTCCTACAAGAGAAACAAAGAGAATCTATGATGCTCAAGCTGACTATGCTGCAAAAGGTATGGGATACGGTGGACAATTCGTAGAGTATACAGGTCCTAACATGGTTAAATTTAATTTAGCTGTTGATAGTGCATATGATGATAGAGCTCGTAACAAGAAAGCACATCCAGACGGAGGTGTAACTGAGTCTTACAGATATGATATCTATGACATAGGAACTACTAATGGTGCTCCGAATATCAGAAAAGTGAAGAAAAAAGGAAGTGATATCGTTCACAGATACATTCCAGGATTGAGAAATCCTTTCTCACCAGATGGTGCTCAAGCAGCAGTAGGAACTGCAAAAGATATGTGGGAAGAGCATAAATTCTACTGCGGTGGAGTTATGGTAACTGATCCTAGTAAGACAGCTCACTTTATCTATAACGACTAATAAAAAGTCAAAATTACCCAGTCCGTATTTGAAGGTACGGACTGGTTTATACTAATAATAAATACGGAGAAAAAATGGGAGAAGTAGAAACAGAAGTAAAAAAAGAATTTAAGTTACCAAATAAGAAGGTAACAATAAGATTAGTAGATGCACCAAGAGGTATGCATAGAGATAAGAATCATGCTGCTTATAATCTACTAGAAGGTTCAACAATAGAATTGTGTGTTCCTAATAAGAAAGGTCAAAGAGTGGTGGATTGCCCACTTAATGCAGAAGAAATAGAGTTCTTTGAAAATAAGAGAAAGTCCGGAATGGCTTTTAGTGAAGGTGATTTATCTCCTCATAGAGAAGATAAAGATAATTACTGGAGATCTAGAAAGTCTAAGGTTACATTAGATTCTAATAGAATAGAATTAGATCTATCTGATCCGGCTGATTATATAAAGTATAAGATCCTGTTAAAGAATAAGAATAGAATTGCTCCTTCTTTAGCTGAAGAGTTTGGTAAAAAGAGTTATATCTTTGTAATGGAATCTGATGATGATGTTCAAAAGAATGTTGTAATCAAAGGTGATATTAAAAAGAGAGCTTGGAAACTAGCTGCTAAGATGGAAGATGATAGAGAAGCAATGTTAGACTTTTTAAATGTTGCTGGTAAAAGACCATCAGGTAATTCTAAATTGGCATTTTTAGTTGCAGAGGTTGATAAGTATGTTGAGGAACATATGCCTTCATTCCTAGAGATTCTAGAAGATAAGTATTATGAGACTAGAATCTTATTAACTAAAGCTGTTCAATGTAAAGCTGTCCTAAAAGAAGGAAAGAAATACTTTGCAGCAGATGGATCAGAATTATGCAATAGAGGGGATGTTAATAACATGCAATCTGCTCTAGCATTTTTAGAAGCTATAGAGAACCAGGATATTAGAATGGTGATTGAAGCTAAATTAATAAATAAATAAGATAGATGACGGCAAATGAAATGTCATATGAGTTTGATATTCTTTACGATAAGATAGCAAGTTTAAGCAGCCCAGGATATACTGACAAAGAAAAGTCAGTATTCCTGAGTAAAGCTCAAGAGATCCTTGTCAAGAGATATCAACCTGCAGAATATAAGGAACGTAGGAGGCAAGATATGTCTAATATGACTAAATCTGTAAACATTTCATCAGCATCTAGCACACAAGATATAAGCAAACCTAATAGTACTAGATATGATTTACCTCTTGATTTCATGTATCATGAAAGTGAAGAAGTTACCATTGGTAGTACAACCACTTGTTATAATGGGCGTAGAATTATGGTTAGACCTGCTACAGAGGATGAATACTCTTTACAGATCAAGAACCCACATGAGAAGCCTATATTAGCAGGAACTGATTATGACTGTGTATGGAGAATGGATTTTTATCCTTATTTAGTACAAGATAAAGCTGTAGCTGGAGTACTTACTCCGACATACACATCTTATGGTAGAGTTAATTTAATAACAGATGGTGTATTTACAATTACAACATATCATCTAACATATTTTGCACAACCTGTAGATATAGTACCCTTCAATGGATTTGATGGTACTACAACAGCAGCAGTAGATTGTGAATTAAATGATACAATACATAGAGAACTTGTAGAGGTAGCTGTAAGAGTAGCTTCAGGTACAACAACTCCACAAGATTATCAATTGAAATTAAACGAGGAAAAAACTAATAATTAACAATATAAAATAAAATGGCAGATATAAAAAATTATAGCATTAAAAGAAATGTCAACATTGGTAATGCTACTGAGGCAGGAAATGTTTCAGGAAAAACATATAAAGAGCTTTATGAAGCTTTAACAGATGGTACGTCAACTAACCTTAGTGTCAGTAAGGTAACAGCAGCTAAAATATCAGCAACAGCTCAATCAGTAACTCCTGCTGCAGATAGTGGTTCAGGTTCTACAGTTAATGCTGGAGTAGTTTCAGTAGTAGTAGGAGCAGTTACAAATGATGCAGATGATTGGATCGTATTACCTTCTCTTGCAGATGTAGATAATGGTCATACAATTACTATCTTATGTAGTGCGGGTGCTAACTTTGAAATGAGAACTCCGGCAGCTTCGGCTGAAGAAATTAACTCTGAAGACTGTGATGGAACAAAAGAATATCTTATGACAGATACACAAGTTGTAAAAGTTATAAAAATTAACGATACAATAGGATGGATGGCTCATGGTTTCTCTGCAATAGGTGCAGTAGTAACAGCAGTAGTACCAGACTAATAAAGAGTAACACAATAAAAATAAATATATTAATTAAAACAATAAAATAAAATGGCAAATTTTAGTCAAAACGAAACCCAAATGGTATTAGTTGGGAAAAATGTAGCTAAGACTACAACAACAATCGCAGCTATTGCTGATGGAGAAATAGCATTATTTACTCCAGGTGGAACAATGTATACTGAATCTACTGCTGATGCAGGAGATGTATTCGCAATCTATTTAGGTAGAGCTACTGCTTTAGGACCTCTTAGAACAGAGTATTTTTCTAAAGCTGATGTAACTAGTGTGGTTAGAAAAGCTTATGTTGCTCCTACTGAGCAATTAGATTACATTGGTTCTACAGGGTCTGCAGGATCTATTAGAGTGTCTAATAACACTGTATATAGAGCTACTGTAGCTTTAGATCAAAACTTACCTGAAACTAGTGAAGGTGGTATAAAAATTAAAGATTTAGTATACGAATCTGATTCTGATGCTGCTCAATCTGAGATTGCTTTAGGTTTAGCTAATTCTGGATATAAAAACTTATCAAGAGAAGCAGAGGAAGAAATTGTATTCGCAGCTATATGTGATGATGCAGGTGATGCATTAGGTACAGGTATGAACGCAATGGTATGGACTAAGGGTTCTAAAATTGTAACTGCTGATGATGTTGATGATGCAACTACTAACCCTGCTATTGCAGTAGGAGGATTCTTAAGAGCTGGTACAACAGTTACTTCTGATGTTTATAAGATTGTAGCTATTGATGCAACTGCTAACACAATTACTTTAGATTCTCCTTTTAGAGGAGCTTCTATTTCAGGAGTTGATACTGCATATGAATCAATTACTGCTGCTGATGGAGCTGCAGGAAACTGGGGTGTGTCTTTAACTGCACAAAACTCTACTACTTCTACTCCTGGAAACGGAACTAATAACCAAGTTGCTGAATTAGAGTATTTCTCTAACGGAAACAACGGTGAGGTTTACAGAAACAATGCTAGAAATAACTTCCCTTTCACAGCTAACACAGTTGCTGGTGAAACATACGATGTTATTGAGATCAATATTGATAGAGGACGAAGTGGTTTAATTGCTACAAGTAACCCTAAAACTATCTCTTTATTCATTACAAGTTCTAAAACCACTTCTGGAAACAATCATTATGCTTTAGCTGCAGCGACTGATGATATCACTGATATGTTAGAAGACCTTATGATAGGTGTTCAAGTATTTGGTGGAGCAGTAACTGCTAATGGTGGTGCTCTTGCTGATGGAGATTTAGCTTTAACATAATAGTTAATAACTAAGTAAAATATCTAAAGGGAGATTGATAACTCTTTCTCCCTTTATTTTTATCTAATTATTAAACTA